CTGAACGAAAACAAGGAGGTAACAATGGCAAACGTAAAACTGGGCACGAAAGCCGTTGGCAGCATTGTCAAAATCAAGGTCAACGGCGCGTCCAAAGATTTTATTGTCGTGCAGCAGGGCAATCCGAATACCAGCACCTATGATTCGAGTTGCGCCGGAACGTGGCTGCTGATGAAGGACATCTACACAACGTCCACGTTCGGCAACAATAACTCCTACAAGGATTCCAGCATCCACACATACCTGAACGGAACATTCTACAACCTCATCGACAGCAACATCCGGGCAGCTATTAAGCAGGTGAAAATCCCGTACCAGAACGGCACTGGTTCCGGCGGCAGCCTTGCCACCGGCTCCAATGGCCTGAGCACGAAAGTATTCCTGCTGTCTGGTTATGAGGTTGGCTGGACGACCAGCGACAACGGCTATTTCCCCAAGGATGGTGTTCGGCTGGCGTACTTTGGAAACAGCTCTGGCGGAAACAGCAAGCGTGTCGCCTACAACGGCAGCAGCGCTGCCATTTGGTGGCTGCGCTCTCCGTACACCAGCAGTAGCAGCGGCGTCTGGGGCGTCGACGCCGATGGCTCCGGCGTCGACTACTGGTGCAGCTACTCCTATGGTGTTCGCCCCGCTTTCATTCTTCCCTCTACACTCGTGGTCTCTGACGATGGCACGGTCAGTGTCAACACTGCACCTACCGTCAGCACGGACGGCGCAGCTCTGGGGCGGAAGAACGCGGCCTTTGCGTGGAAGTACACCGTCAGGGATGCCGACGGCGACACCTTGACCGTCACCGAAAAGCTGGACGGCAAGACCACCAAGACCCGCACCGGCGTTGCCAGCGGCACGGCCCTGACCTTTGAGCAGACGGCCAGCGCTGCCGGATTCCAGAAAATCCTGAACGGCAACCACACCATCACCGTTGAGGTGAGCGACGGCAAGGAAACCGTCAGCACGTCCGCGACCTTTACCAAGGCCGTCCACGCCGCAAGCGTGACGCTGGCTGAACCGTTGGCCGTTGAGGGCGACATTACCGTTGCCGTCCTTCAGGTGACCGGCTCCATCCCCGATGATGCGAAGTTCAAAGCCGAAGTGACCAACAACGCACTCGACAGCTCCCCGGTCTGGCAGGATGCCACGACCGAGGCAAAAAAAGGCGTGAACATCGTCTTTGAGAATAAGACCGCCACCAACGGCGCGGCGTTTAACTTCCGCGTCAGCGTGGAGCGCGGCGAATCCGGCGAGGGCGGCTACATCGAAGCCGTCTCCGGCGCATTCCAGTAAGGAGGACAGTCACCATGATTCAGTGGAAAAAGGACAATCTGCCCACCCGGCAGGAGAAGGAAGCCGCAGCCAAGAAGCAGCAGGAGCACGAACAGTTGCCCGACCGTGTGGCTGAAATGGAAGATGCCCTGTGCGAACAGGACGCGGCCAACGAGAAGCGCTTGACTGACATCGAAACCGCGCTGTGTGAGCTGGACGCAGCGCTGAACAAGGAATAAGGAGGTATCACCATGAACATTATCTGGGCAAACCGCCTGATTGCAGGCACTAAGACTTGGGCAGAGATGCCCGCATCCCGCCGCGTTGGCGTGAAGAAAGTTCTGGCCGAGCGCGTAAACAAGGGCGAGATCACCGCCGAGGACTACAAGAACATCACGGGCGAAGACTATGCAGCATAAAAGCTGGCCCGATCTGTGCGAAAGCCTGCTGGACAGGCTGGAAGCCAAGGGCGAGAACACCACCACCGAACGGGCCGAGTTCGGTGTGTTGGTGGCTGAGTGTGGGTCGAGCGGCTGCAAAATGGTATTGAGCCAGAAAGGAGAAAACGACAATGGCGATTAAAGCCTATTCACTGGCAAAGGATGGTAACAAGAAACTGTCCGCAAACTTTGCCGTGAAAGAGTTTCGCTGCAAGGATGGGACTGACCCCATCTTTATTGATGATGTGTTGGTGAAACTGTTGCAGAACATCCGGAATCACTTTGGAAAGGCTGTTACGATCACCAGCGCATATCGCACTGCCGCCCATAACAAGGCGGTCAAGGGCGCAACGTACAGTCAGCATTGCTACGGTATGGCGGCAGATATTCGGATTCAGGGCGTGGACGTGGAAACGCTCGCGACCTACGCCGAAACGCTGCTGAAAAACACCGGCGGCATCGGACGTTACCCGGTAAAAACTGGTCGTCCTGCTGGCTGGGTACACATCGACACCCGTGCGGTAAAGAGCCGTTGGGTGGGTTAAGAGTAGGAGGAAAACAAAATGGAGAACATTCTGAAAGTTTTTCTGATGGCATTCCCTGAATGGCTGGCCTGCATCTTCATGGTGGTCGGCCTTGTGGTCACGGCGCTGGCGGCGGTACGTCTGGGCTACGGCCTTGTGGTCGCAAAGACTGTGTACAAGTGGATCGTCAACGCAGAGGAAAAGTTCGGTAGTGGCGCAGGCGCAGAAAAGAAAGCCCATGTCATTGCCGTACTGCGTGGGTACACCCCGGACTGGCTGGACTGGGCAATCAATGAGCGGACGCTGGATTGGATCGTGCAGCTCGTGTTCGACTTTACCAAGAAAAAACTTGAAGATTACATGGCGAAGAAATCCACAGAAACCACTACTGTGGCCCGTTTCGGTAAGGCGGGGGAGGACAAGCGTAATGACTGACGAGGAACTGGAACATCGCCTGACAGCGGTCGAAAACCGTGCACAGAGCAACACCCACCGGCTGGACGAGCTGGGGAAGCTGACCGATGCAGTAAACGGCATGAACACCAATATCAAGTTGACCATCCAGCAACTCGAAAACACAAACAAGAGCCTTGAAATTGTAACGGCTCAAAACAAAAAGCAGGACGACCGCCTGACCGCGCTGGAAAAAGCCCCAGGAACATTTGGGAACAAACTTTGGTGGGCTGTGATTGCGGCGCTGGTTTCCGGCCTTGTGGCCTATGAACTGACGATGCTTCTGCACTGAAATGAAAATGCCCCGCTGGCATCCGGATGGATTGCTGGCGGGGCATTTTTTGTTTGTCTGGAAGTTTTGCACAAAGGAAATGTGCAAAGTGTGGAAAGTTTGCGAATTGACAACGGTACACCGTATAATTTACGCTTAAAACGAAAATAAACGCCATAGTCGGAAGGAGGAAAACGGCGTGCGAGTGTTCAAACAGCTTACGCTTACAGACCGAATCCGTATCGAAAAGTGGTTGAAAGATGGGCTGAGAGTAAAGGAAATCGCAGACAGGCTGCGGGTGGACCCGTCCACGGTGTACCGGGAATTGAAGCGCGGCAGTTATGACAAGCTGGACGGTAAGACGTGGAAGCTGATTCCTACATACAGCCCGGACATTGCAGAGCAAAGGTATCAGGCACATCTTCGGGAAAAGGGGCCAAACCTTAAAATCGGCAAGGATCATGAGCTTGCAAGCTATATCGAACAGACCATTATAGATAAGGACTGCTCACCGGCTGCGGTGTATGGTTATGCCATGGAAGAAGGACGGACATTCAAAACGCATATATCGGTGCCTACCATATACAGCTACATCAAAAAGGGCGTGTTCCTGAACTTGACGCAAAAGGCTCTGCCCAGACATGGAGTGCATAAGGGCGACTATAAAAAGGTGAAAACAAAGGATCCTGCCCGTGCGCCGGCTGGTGAGAGTATCGAAAAACGCCCGGCGGAAGTAAAAGACCGTGAAGAATTTGGACACTGGGAAATGGACACGGTGTATTCCGGCAAGAAGAAAAGTACGGTTGCACTGCTGGTGCTGACCGAGCGCAAAACCCGGAACGAAAATATTATAATGGTGCCGGATCGCCGTGCAGAGACGACCGTGCAGGCAATCAATGCGCTGGAACGGAAGTTGGGCGCAGAGAAGTTTGGCATCATTTATAAGAGCATCACGGTGGACAACGGCAGTGAGTTTGCATTGGCCGATCAGCTGGAACAGTCCTGCATCACCGGGGATAAGCGGACGAAGGTATATTACTGCCACCCGTATTCTTCCTGGGAACGTGGGAGCAATGAGAATGTGAACGGCATGATCCGCCGCCGGCATCCGAAAGGCACGGACTTCTCAAAGGTCACAGCGGAAGAAATCGCAGCCACGGAGAACTGGATTAACAGCTATCCTAGAAAAATTTTCGGCTATAAGAGCGCCGGCACAATGTTCCGCGAATGCCTGCGGGAGCTTGGTTTGACAGCATAAGCGACACGAAAACAGAAAACCGTTGGTAAAATCGAACAATAGAGGGCGGCTGCAAGCGGAGAAAACTTGACGGCCTGTCTGCTTTACGCTAAAATCCACAAAAATAAGGCCGAAAATTTGTTGCATTTAATGCTTTACTTTTCAAAATACAAAAAAATTTGCAAAAACTGTTGACATCCGGCTGCAAAGCGGGTATTATATAAGTGTTGCGCGTCCCTCATGGGGATAGTGCGGCAAAAAAAGTCGGAAAATGCTTCCGATGTTCATCATTAAGAAAGGAGAAACAAAATGCCTACTTTTAACCAGCTTGTACGCAAAGGCCGTGAGGTCCTGACTACCAAGAGCACCGCTCCCGCTCTGCAGAAGACTTATAACTCTCAGAAGAAGCAGTACTCTGATCTGAGCAGCCCCCAGAAGCGTGGTGTCTGCACTGCAGTTCGTACCATGACCCCCAAGAAGCCTAACTCTGCTCTGCGTAAGGTTGCTCGTGTCCGCCTCACGAATGGTATCGAGGTCACCTCTTACATTCCCGGTATCGGCCATAACCTGCAGGAGCACTCCGTCGTGCTGATCCGTGGCGGCCGTGTTAAGGACCTGCCCGGTGTGCGTTACCACATCATCCGTGGTACCCTGGATACTCAGGGTGTGGCAGGCCGTAATCAGGCCCGCTCCAAGTACGGCGCAAAGCGTCCTAAGGCCGGTGCTGCAAAGAAGTAATTGAGGACAACCGCCATAAACGGCTTTCCTTTATATAAATAACAAGTCCGCTTAAAAGCGGAGGGTAACGGTTTATGTAAGGTCAGCTCTTTGTGACACAACGGGAGTTTTATTACTTTCGAGTACCGATGATATCATTCTGTGAAGGAGGGAAGAAAGATGCCTAGAAGAGGTAACATTGCTAAGCGCGATGTCTTAGCTGATCCTATTTACAATTCCAAGATGGTCACCCGTCTGGTCAACAGCGTGATGCTGGATGGCAAGAAGGGCGTCGCTCAGAAGATCGTTTACGAGGCTTTCTCCATGATCCAGGAGAAGACCGGCAACGATCCTCTGGAAACTTTCGAGAAGGCGATGGAGAACATCATGCCCAGCCTCGAGTGCAAGACCCGCCGCGTCGGTGGTGCCAACTACCAGGTTCCTCTGGAAGTCAGCCCCGCCCGCCGCGAGACCCTGGGCCTGCGTTGGTTGACCGCTTACAGCCGCAGCCGTGGTGAGAAGACCATGGCCCAGCGTCTGGCTGCCGAGATCATGGATGCTGCCAACAACACTGGTAACGCCGTGAAGAAGCGCGAGGACACCCACAAGATGGCCGAGGCCAACAAGGCTTTCGCTCATTTCCGTTATTGATCTGTTCTGTAGGAGGTTAATTTCATGGCTACTCCCAGAGAAGTTTCTCTTCAGATGACGAGAAATATCGGCATTATGGCCCATATCGATGCCGGCAAG